TTACACAAACAGTACAGGGGTTCAAGTTACTGCTGTTGGATACAACGCTTTAAACCTGTCTACGGCGTCATATAACACCGCCTGTGGTGTTTTGTACAAGAGCTTGAGTACCTAACGCTACATTTTTGCTACCCGTAGTATTGGCTTGTAAAGCGTTTGAACCAAAAGCCGCATTGTCAATTCCAGTTGATGTATAACGACCAGCGCTATAACCAACAAATGTTGATGCCGCAATATCAGTCCCAGTTGTTTTGTTATTGCCAGCAAAAGCTCCAACATAAACTTCACCACCATTGATTGGGCCGGAATATCCTGCTTGAGAACCAATAAATACTTGGAATGTTCCAGTTGTATTGCTGTATCCCGCCTGATAACCTAAGGCTGTATTGTTTGATGCTGTGGTGTTGGAGCCAAGTGAGAGATAGCCTAGTGCAGTATTTGATGAGCCAGTTGTATTTGAAACAAGTGAACTGCGACCCATAGCCACGTTAGTTGAACCTGTCGTATTTGCTTGAGCAGAATATTGACCAATAAATGTGTTGCTATCACCAGTAGATGTAGATGCGCCTGCGGAAGCTCCAAAAGCGGTGTTATATGACGCCGTAGACAGGTTTAAAGCGTTGTATCCAACAGCAGTAACTTGAACCCCTGTACTGTTTGTGTAAGCCGCCTGATAACCTACAGCAGTGTTGTTTGATGCTGTGGTGTTGGAAGCAAGCGCAGAGCCGCCAACTGCTGTGTTGTAACTTCCTGTTGTGTTTGCCAACAAAGAAGAACGACCAAATCCAGAGTTCAGAACACCGCTTGTGTTTGCTGTAAGAGACGCACGACCAACTGCTGTGTTTTGTCCGCCATCAGTATTTGCCAACAACGCATTTTGACCAACTGCTGTGTTTGATGCACCTGTCGTATTAGCCGCCAAAGCACTAGCACCCACCGCAGTATTGGTAGACACAGAGCCACCACCTTCACCTACCGTTACACCTTGAACAAGAATATCACTTGTAGTGGTAATGGTTGTGATGGTTCCCCCGCTGACAGCCATCGTCCCCGATGTGGACGGCAAAGTCACAGTCACCGTACCCGCTACCGCAGGTGCAGATAGCGTTACAGCCCCGCTTGTATCTCCATTTACAACAACGCTTGCCATAATTTTTCCTTAAACAATAACCCAACGTGAGCCTGAACTAAGAGTAACCGCTTGACCTGAAGCCACCGTGACAGGGCCTGCCGACATAGCTGAAAAACCCGCCGCAATCGTGTAGCTTGTCGCAACTGTTTGGCTGTTGACCACAATACCGTTCAACGCAACAGGGACTGACGCTTGAAACTCGCCTGTGCTTGGCTTGTACAACAGCTTGGCGTTACCCGTATAAAGAGTTGAAGCGTTGCCTGTTGTGACACTTGAGAATGTTGGGTATAAATTACTTGCTGTGCTTGTGTCGTTGGAAATAACTGCGCCGCCCAAGAGCGTCCAGTTCGTGCCGTCATAGCCCTCGTACTGGGTCAGGGTACTGTTCCAACGAATCTTGCCCACCGCGCCAGTTGGACGCTCACCTGTTGTACCGGCTGAAATCTGTAACGCGCCAGTTGAGTTGAAGGAAGAATCGCCCGTGGCAGTCAGGATGTTTAAAGTGGTGGTTGTGCCGTTTGCATCAACATACACCGCCCGTTCAGCAGGCTGGGTGACAAACACATCTTTTGTGCCAACGGTAAAACTGACCAATGCATTTGCGTTGCTGGAAGACAGCACCGTGTCACGGGATAACGTATTGCCGGAAGATGTGTACGTACCAATCCCAACTTCCCACTCGCCTGTAACGACGTTGGCTATGGTGTAGTAGGTGTTATTGGCGTTGCCAATAGCGGCAGAGAATGTTTGAAAGCCCGTGTACGCACCGCCAAGCGTAACAGCCGATGTGCCATTACTTACAGTGGTTTCACGGACTCGATCCGCGAGGACGAGTGCCATAGATCATGCTCCTGTCAGTTGAGACTCTTCAAACCAACGCTGTTGAGTATTGCCATCAACGTCTGACCACTCGATCAGATACGACACTACACCCTCATCACTCATGCGCAGAGCAAGCACTGGGCCTTGGGGAACGACTGCGACAGCTTTGACAACGTCGCCTTTTTTGAATGTTGTTGCCATGATTAACCCGCCAAGCTGAGTGTGTAAGTTACAGACAATGTGTCGCCAGAAACAACTGAGCGATCACCGGGGGCGCTGAAGTCTGCGGCTGAATACAAAACACCAGTCGAGCCACCCTTGGTGTTATTGCTGGTCAAGAACGCTCCACCCACAACAGTTGTTGCGTTGATGCTGAACGTGGCAGGTGAGGCTGAGTTGGTGGCCACAGATGGGTTGGCTGTGGTTGGTGTGCCAAATGTGCAAGCCGGGCGGGTTGCTTGGCTGTAGTCTGTAACTTCTGTCCAACTACCATGTGAAGCCATAGTGTTGCCAGCCGCAGGGCTGTTGGTTGATCCTGAGCCATACAAGCCCAAATACCAAGCAGCAGAATACGACACGCCAGTAAAGTACTTGGCGTTCATGTCTTGCAAGCCTTCGTTGACCACCAGATTGGGTGCAGCAGCTTCCCACTTCAGATTGCCTTGTGCGTCATGGCACTGGATTTTGTAAACGCCTTTTGCGCTTGCGCTATCAGCGGCAGAGCCACCAGCGATCAAGCTGCTTGTAGCTACGTCTTGTGATTTAACTTTATCGTTGAACATGGTCGCTCCTTATGCGATACGGATGATTGCTGTGGTATCAGTGGCCGCAGGGAACTGCACCACAAACGTGTTGGTTGAAGTCTTGTCTGCACCAAAGTCCAAGACGCAAACAGCGCCATTGTCCCCGGCTTTGTAGATCAAAGCCCCGCGAGCTGTGAACGCGCCCGTCCATGAAGCATTGGCAAATGAGATGTATGCGGTTGTGTTGGGAGGATTGCCTGTGGTTGGCACTTGGTTTATTGTGAGGATTTCCCCGCCCGCCGTATACCCAGAAGCCACAACTTCGCCCGTAGTCGTATAAGCCGTGGTAGAGGCATCAAGCGTGGCTGCATTGGTATAGAGTGCAATGTAGAAGGTTCCAGACGTAAAGTTAAACGTGCCGTTTAATAAACCGGTACGAAACGTGTTGCAGGTGTAATTCCCGGTAAAGGCCATCAACGCACTCCGTTATTCTGGGCCAGAGGAGGAACTCTGAACTGGCCACTTCGGTATGCGTCACTACGCTCCAGACCATCGCCCAGACGTTGAGCCAATGCAAGCGCTTCTTTGTACTTCATGTCATACCCGGCAATGATGTCAGCCTCACCCTTCATGAAGGTGTAAGCCTCAACCAACGAACCGTACAGCAGTACAGAATCAAGGTTGTCGCCCAGCCATGTGTGGCCATCAGGAGCAACAGTAATTGACTCTGGGTAAAAGAAGTAATGTAGCTCGACGTTGTAAACAGCGTCAGGGGTAGGCCCAAGGATAAAAGACAGCTCATCGCTGTTTGTGTACGACGGGCCAAACAATGCGTAGTACTTAGGCGTTGCTGTGTCCGTGGGTTGTGGATACGCCTGACGGATGAAGTTCACATCTTTGTTCAGCAAGTACTCGTAGTTACCAGACGCATCAATGACCGCCATTGAATAAGCGGCCAAGAAGTCAGCAGGACACGCCAAGTACTTATTGCTTGTAGTTGTAAACCCCGTCACATTCCTGCGCAAGGATGGGAACTGAACCGTGTTGAAAATGCGCTGCTCAGCCTGCGTAATGAAGGTGTTCAACTGCGTCGTTGAAGACACAGTCGCTCCAGTAGCAAGATACGTTGCCGGGAACGTATTTTCTGTATAGCTCTGAATTGCAGCGATCAACTCGGCGTAGGTCATGCCATCGGGCCCCGGGCCATTTTGCCTTTGGTCTGCGCTTTACCGCCGCGCACCACAATACCGGTGGTTTTCATCGGAGGATAGTCGTTGCTATGTACATTGGCCACAGAAACATTTGCTTCGCGCATATATTCCTTGTTGGGCTGGTTGTACACGTCAACGGTAGGGATTGTCTTGGGTTGATTGTATTCAGCCATCTTAGCCTCCGCGACCAGACGAACGCTGGTTCATCACCTTGGCCATGTTGCGGCCATACTTCAGCATGTCGCTGTTGGTCTTACCGCCAGCCTTGAGCTTGGTGGGTTTTTTGCCGGGGTGCATGTTTTTTTCATGCTTGCCCACAGCAGATTTAATCATCTTTTTGTCTTGCGCTAAATCTTTCTTGTCCATGATCGACTCCTTATGTCGTTGCCACTGTAACTATACCGATTTCCACTGCGGAAACCAAGTCATTTGGGGTCAAACCTGCATCATTTGCCCGAGAGCCTCCGACCGGTGCCCAACCCCACTGAAATATCCGACTACCACCACCAACCACGCCCTGCGCATCAACACTTGGACTGTTGGTCAGGACAACTTGCAAACCTGTGCGGCCAGAAACTTGGTAGCTCAGGTCGGGACGCGGATCACGCACACCTTGGGGGTCATCCACCGGATACATGCCCAACTGCAACTGCGGCTGGTCAGGGTCCCAGCACGAATCGCACACGAGAATGTTGACCTGCTTGGTCTTGATAATCTCTTTGCGCAGCTCGGTCAGTTTGAACTGAAAGCCACAACGATCGCACTGGGCGATCGAGTTCTTGGCGCTGGCAAACCGATTGCCCATTTAGGTACCGCTTCCGATGTACTGGCGGCGTGGCACAAAGCGCACAGCAGCCTTCTCGCGGTCTTCCGTGGAGGCAAGGTCCCACGCCTCGTCGTATTGGGCCTTGAGCACCGGCAAGCGCTCTGTACCACCGGGCACCTTCAGGGCCAAGTAGTAGGCCAAACCCGCCACCATGCAAGGCAAGAACCGGAACGGCATGTCCATTGTGTTCACACCTTCACCCGCATTCTGGATGCGGCGCAAGCGCCAGTACACCAGCGTGTACGGCTGCACGTTATCTGGCACCGGCCAAACGGTGACTCGCGGCGTGTTCAGGCGCTCAATCCAAATCTGAATCGGGCGCGCTTGCTGTAGCTTGTTGGGGATAGTAGCGTAGGTAGAAACGCTAAGCCGAGTGATCGTTAAGTCAGCCTGCG